GATGCAATACTTACCATCAATCAGCCTTCCCCGTCAAGAGGTGGTGGTGGGGGCGGTAACGGGTATGAAAACACATCTACATCGAGCAGTACAGGCGGTTCTGGATTTATGACTTCAGGTGGAGTTAATATTGCTTCTGGAACTTCTTTCCAAGCAGTCCTGCCACAAGCAATGCCAACGCAAACAGGGTTCTCAATTGATTTTATTGGTTGCGGTGCTGGTGGAGCTCCTAAACAGTCGGGTGTTAACGGCGGTGGTGGTGGTTGGAATTGCGCTGGTGGCTTCCCCGGAGGCGGTAGCGCATTTGCTTCAAGTGGTCTCACTAGTGCTGGTGGTTTAGTAATTGTGGAGTGGTAAAAATGAAATACGCAAGAATTAACGAAGGTTCGGTTGTAGAGATTTGCACACCTGTACCGGGATTCACTATCCACCAATGCTTCCACATTGACTTGGTTAAAGATATGGTGTCTTGTGCAGATGATGTGCAAGCGGGCTGGTCATACAACGCGGAAACAGGGGAGTTCACTGCTCCTGCTGAACCAGAACCAACACCAGAGTAAAGCATGGCCGCAGAAGCAATGACATATGACAGCCTCGTTGAGGATGTCATAACATACTCTGAGCGTAACGACGCGTCGTTCGTCTCACAAATCCCTCGGCTGATCATGCTCACCGAGCAGAGCATTGCCGCGGAAATCAAAACACTAATGCAACTGAACGTGGTTAACACCACGCTCACCGCAACCGACCCCGTGCTACAAAAACCAGCACGGTGGCGCAAAACAATTAGCATGAAGATTAACGGACAGCCCGTCCTTAACCGTTCAATGGACTACGTAACACAGTTCCAAACAGAGTCCAGCAACGGACAGCCTTTATACTACGGAGACTACGACTATGATCACTGGGCTCTTGCTCCAATTCCAAACAGCGCTTACCCGCTTCAAATTATTTATTACAGCCGCATTCAGCCGCTTGATGTCGAAAATCAAGAAAACCTCCTAACCCGTGAGGCCCCTCAGGCCTTGCTGTACGGCACGCTGTTGCAGGCACAAGGCTTCTTAAAGAGCCTTGACAAGATCCAAGTGTGGAAGACGTACTACAACGACGCAATTGCCGCGCTCAAGGGTGAAGACCAACGCCGCATGATTGACCGTAGCGCAGTAAGACAGGAACCTTAAATGCCAACATACACTTCCCCGTTTACAGGAAACGTAATCCAGCCCACGGACGTAAGTTACGTGGCAATTGCGCTATCGGGCACGGTACAGCTTTACTGGCCACAGTACGTCAGCACGGCGGGCCAGCAGGTCAGCGCCCGTATCATTGACGTTGTGTCCGCCGCCGGTGGTATTTTAAAACTACCTAACGCACAACAGGCCTCTGTTGGCGAAGACATTCTGTTTCGCAACCAAGGCGCTAACGCGTTCACGGTGTCTCGTTCTGACGGCACTGGGTCGTTCACGGTGCCAGTGGGTCAGGCGTACTACACGTACCTGACAAACAACACCACCGCGGTGGGCGTGTGGCAGACCGTGGCGTTCGGTGTAGGCACGTCCTTTGCAGACGCCGCCACACTGGCAGGCAACAGCACAGCGGCCATTCTAGGCAAGCTGGAAACTACAATCGTCACCAACGAGTTCTCTTCCTCACCACCAATTACCGACGCATCACGCGCGCAGTGTTTTGTGTGGACCGGCGGCGTGGGCACGTTCACACTCCCCGCGGTGTCTTCTTTGTCCACGGGCTGGTACATTCTTGTGCGCAACAACGGCTCTGGCGCGCTCACAATCAACACATCCGCTGGTGGTTCAACCATCGACGGTTTGGCCAGCTTGGCGTTGCCCCTCGGTGACTCGTGCTTTATCTGCGTCAACCAAGACCCTGTTAAACAGGACTTCTTTACCGTTGGCCGTTCACGCCCCAACAGCCTGACGTTCTCCTCTGCCACGTACGACGTGGACGTGGTGGCGGGTGGCACACTTAGCTTGGTGTCAAACACGCCAATCATTCAGCGCTACACGGCCTTGAGCGGCACGCGAACAACCAGCTTGTTGGTTGTGTTGCCTGCGGTGACTCAGGTGTACTACATGTTGAACGACACCAACCAAAGCGGTTACAACGTGACGTTCCAAGTGTCTGGAAGCGCACAGCCTCCGTTCTCTTTGCCGACCTCCACTCAAGTTATTGTGCTCAGTGATGGCTCAAACCTGTACCCACTGATTCAAAGTAACATCGGACAGTTCTTGGCCAACCGGGGCACTGCCGCGGCGCCAGCGTTCACGTTCACGCTGGACCCGGTTACAGGCATGTACTCGCCCAGTAACAGCCAGTTGGGCTTCTCTGTTGCAGGTACCAACATTGTTACAATGGACGCAACCGCCGGCGCGGGCAACTACGTGACCCGTTTTGTGGGGCGCGTGCAGGCTGACCTGATCTCTGGTGGGGCGTTCTAATGGCGACTGAACCGGCTAAAATCTTCACCCTATTTGTGAAGCCCGGTATTAAGCGGGACGGTACAAAGTTTGAGGCTGACGAGTACAGTGACGGCAAGTGGGCAAGGTTTCAGCGCGGCAAGGCAAAGAAGATTGGCGGCTACCGTCAAATGTTTGCCTCCCCCACCGGCATCCCGCGTGGGATGATCACCAACTCACTGAACGGCGTTAACTACATCTACGCGGGCAACTACAAGGGCATTGAGGTGTTTAACACCGGCACCGACCAAGGTGTGGGTGTGGGCCCGTTTCCTGTTGAGTTTAACAAAACCTACGTGGTTGTTCAGGTTAACGTGTCTCCTAAAACAATTCACGTTAAGGGCAACCACCTTGCGGCTTTTCCTAACGGCACAACATTCTGGGCGTACAACACGGCAGGTGTTCGCACTAACTACACCACAAATACAGCACCGACTTACAACACCCCCGGCAACTACACAGAGTTACATTTAATTGCTGTTACAGGCATGCCCACGGTGCCGTTTGAGATTTATGTGCCCAATGGTTTTGCCGCAAGCAACCAACATTTGTGGCAGTTTGACATTGCGTACGACTCCACGGGTGTAGGCAACTCTAAGCTGTTGGCCCACCCCGGACACAACCTAGACAACATTGACTCTGGTGTTAACACGTCACTGTTTGCCGGTAACTTTTTACCAGACCCAACAACTGGCAGGTACATCCTAACAGAGGTGATTGACTCTACTGGCACAACACCAACGTACCTGCCAATTGACGCAAGTGGTGGTGTTGTGGTGCTCCACCCGTTTGTGTTTGTGTACGGCAACTTTGGTTTGTTACGCAACAACAACGTGATATTCAACTCACCCACAGCCAACGTGCAAACGTTCAGTGACTGGAACGGCACGCTTGCCAACGAGGTGAACGTGACGGCTGGCAAGATTGTGCGTGGCTTTCCCATTCGCGGTGGTACCTCCTCACCCTCTGGTCTCTTCTGGGCCACAGACTCTTTGGTGCGTGTGTCATTCACAGGCCAAACGCCCTACTACTGGCGCTACGACACGGTGTCTAACCAGACGTCTATCATGTCGTCTAGCTCTGTGGTTGAGATGGACGGCACCTTCTTTTGGATGGGTGTTGACCGGTTCTACCTGTACAACGGCGGCGTTAAGGTATTGCCCAACGACAAGAACGTTAACTACCTGTTTGACAATATTAACTTTGGCGCGCGTCAAAAGGTGTGGGCCACCAAGGTCCCGCGCTACAACGAGATCTGGTTCTTCTACCCACGTGGCACGGCAACAGAGTGCACGGACTGCATTATCTTTAACGTCAAGGATAATATCTGGTACGACGCGGGTGAGGCTGACGGTGCGCGCAGGTCTTGTGGCTACGTGACCGAGGTGTTCCCAAGGCCCGTTTGGGCGGGATGGGACTTCACTGGCCAGCTTGGCCAGACCTACACACTGACCTACGGGCCAAACAGGGCCACATCGCCCGTTACAACCGCCTATCAGGTGATTGCCCCGGGTGACCTGACAACCAACCCGGCTGGCAGTTTCATGGTGTTTAACACGCAGATTGGTGAAACGTTTGTTTCTGCCAACCAGATCACCGCGGCGGTGTTTACAAACAACTCCTCTGGTGGTTACACCACGATGACCTTTGCTGACATTGTGCCTGCCACGGTGGTTGCGGGAAGCACCATGTCACAGGCCACAGGTGGCTACGTGATCTGGGAGCAAGAGTTCGGTAAGAACAAGGTTACGGCCACGGAAGAGATTGCCATTGACTCTTTTGTAGAGACCTGTGACATTAGCTGGGTGGGTGGAACACCCGCCTCAGACGAGGCTATGGGCGTCAACCGCCGCATGCACCTGACCCGTATTGAGCCAGACTTTAAGCAGGTCGGTGACATGGAGCTCACGGTTGTTGGTAGGCCTTTTGCCAACGACGGCGTGGAGGAGAGGGGGCCTTTCATTTACACCCCCACGTCCGGCAAAGTTGACCTGCGCGTGGAAGCGCGTCTTGTCAGTCTACGCTGGCGCAGTAACGTCGTTAACGGAGACTATGAGGCCGGTAGAACGTTAATTACCGCCGAGTTCGGCGACGAACGGCCTTAAATGATAATTGAATTCTTGCCCGAGTATAGTACGTGGGAAGATTGGAACGGGAATTTGCTTCACTACTTTGGTGAACAGCAGTTCCCGTTTTTGCCTGAAGACCAGTGGCGTGAGGTGGCCTACGCGGTTAACTTTAACCCCGTGTTTGACAGGTACGCAATTCCCGACCCTGAATCGCTTGAGACGTGGCAGGAATGGGCCAATTTGCTGATCACCGCAGTTAACGGCAACGGGGCGTAAGAGCCTCAAATTATGGGTAATTCTCTATAGGAATACCCAAACCAATACATACAAATGGCACTTAGTCAAGACATCGCACAGCAACTAACCGACGCCTATGGATCTGGTGACATAGGTGCGGTTAACTCCCTTTTGGGAAGCGGTATTAGCGCCCAAGATGTTCAAAACTATTGGAACTTTGACGACGCCGCAATGTCAAGTCTTA